TCACATGGCTGCGCTGAACGTGGGCCACGTTTCTGCCTTGTTTGAACCTATAGCTCCAATGTTGAGGGACATACTGCAGCGATCAATGGACGAGCTGTTAGAGAAGTGGGAAATCCCTTTTGACTTTCGTGTAAGCCCCTTGCCGGAATACACGCTGCACTTCGCAGAGGGCAGTCACACCATCCTGCTTCGCACCATGGAAACAGCGAACAGGATTCGAGGCCAAAACCTTTGCGCTGTTGGCTTTGACGAGGCCGATACAGCAAACAAGTCAGTTGCGACCCAAGCGATGCGAATGGCGTTGGCTCGCCTTCGTTCTGGCAACGTGCAGCAGTTTTACGCTGCCACTACCCCAGAAGGATTTGGCTGGGCGTTTGACACGTTTGAAAAGAACGCAGGGGATGACACGGCGCTAATCCGCGCTAAAACAACTGACAACCCCTATCTTCCTGAAGGGTTCGTTGACTCGTTACTGGAAAACTATCCAGAGCAGTTAATCAAGTCTTATTTAGAAGGCGTCTTTGTAAATCTGAATACTGGTCAGGTTTACGACCGTTTCAACCGCGCTAAACACGTCATCACAGAATTGCCGAACGTCGAGAACGAGCCTTTAAGAATCGGGATCGACTTTAACGTGACTAATACCAATGCGGTGATCGGTTGTCGTCTAGGAAACCAGCTTCTCCTGATTGACGAGATCAGTGGTGCGCATGACACCGACGCATTGGCTCAAGAAATACGAAGACGATTTCCCGACCAAAGAATTTATGTTTACCCTGACGCATCAGGCGGAAACCGCAGCACTAACAGCTCGCGGACAGACATTGCAATCCTCGAATCGTATGGGTTCTCGAATCAATCAGGTAGAAGTAACCCCGCAGTCCGTGATCGGGTACTTGCTGTTCAAGCTGTTTTGGAGAACTCCAAGGGTGAAGTCCGAGTTCAAATTTCTGACAAGTGCAAAAGATTGATTGAATGCCTTGAGTTGCAATCGTGGAATGCAAAAGGCGAGCCAGACAAAGAGGCAGGTTATGACCACTTCTGTGATGCTTTTGGATATTTGGTCGTGAGAGAATTTTCCCCGCTTCATGCGCGTGCTGGACGGGGCACTGGCATCAGACTCTATTAAGCTGGTCACATCGGGCGGGATTTAACTGTGTATTCAGGCTTTTCTGGTGGTCGCCAACGTGTTGGCAACGTCACAACGGTGGATAGCCCGAATACAGCTTGGGCAAATATGGAGCCCCATTGGGAGCTGCTAGAGGCCCTCCAGGGGGGAACATTTAGCGTGCGCAGAAAGCATCGGAAGTACCTTCCGCAAGAGCCACGAGAGCAAGACCTCAGCTATGACGCAAGGTTGCAAAGAAGTGTCGTCAGCCCTTTTGTAACTCGAATCGAAAAAATGTTGGCGGGCATGTTGACTCGCAAACCGGTCAGGCTTGACGATGTAACTGATCAAATACGCGAGCAACTGTTTGACGTTGATTTGCAGGGCAACGACTTACAGTCCTGGTTATTTCAGACAGGCAGGCTCTGTATTCGCTATGGGCACGTCGGCGTTCTTGTTGATGCGCCTAAAGCTGGTGATAACGGCCGCCCTTACTGGATTTCATACTCGCCAAAAAACATACTCGGCTGGAGACATGAATTAACGGATGGGCAGCAGAAACTGACGCAGCTTCGTCTTTCTGAAAAGATCCTCGTGCCAGATGGCTTATACGGAGAGAAGCAGATTGAGCAAGTGCGTGTCTTGACTCCTGGCGCATTTGAGATTTTCCAGAAGGATCAAAAAGGCGATTTCCGTGTTGTTGACGAAGGCACAACAAGCTTGAGCGAGATTCCGTTCAGCGTTGCTTACTCCAACCGCACAGGCGTTTTGGAATCGTTTCCACCCTTAGCTGATATTGCTGAGCTAAATCTGCAGCACTATCAAGTGCAGTCTGATCTTGGGAATCAATTGCACATCAGCGCAGTGCCAATGCTTGCGTTGTTTGGCTTTCCACAATCTGCTGAAGAGATCAGCGCAGGCCCTGGGGAAGCTTTTGCACTCCCCGAAACGGCGCGGGCAGAATTTATTGAACCCGCTGGCAACAGCTACGACGCGCAATTCCGCAGGCTTGCAGAAATCGAAGCACAGATCAACGAACTTGGTCTTGCTGCTGTTATGGGGGCAAAACTTGTAGGTGAGACAGCTGAGGCCAAGCGCATAGACCGCAGTCAAGGCGATGCGACGATGATGGTTGTCGCGCAGCAGATGCAGGACATGATCGACAACTGCCTGCGATTCCATGCTGATTATCTGCAGGAGTCACAAGCTGGCAGCAGCCTTGTCAATCGTGACTTTATGGGCACAAGACTTGAGCCACAGGAGATTCAAGCGTTGTTGCAGCTTTACACCGCTGGCACGGTGACGCAGGAAACGTTGTTACTACAGCTTGAAGCAGGCGAAGTGCTTGGTGACGACTTCGATGTAGAAGCAGAACTAGAAGCAACGCAGGCTGGCGGATTACTTGAAACACCGCAGCCAGTCCCCGAACAGGAAGTCACAATGCCTGAAGGTGAACCGGAGGCAGACAATGGATTGGCTTGATAATTTGCGCAGGCCAAAGCCTGAACAACCATCAAGCCGGGATTTCTTTTACTCGCATGACAGGCTTGCAAATCAGTATTTCGCGGTCATCAGACTGACCTGGTATCTGGACGGCAAAGTTTGCGCTGTAACCGAAAGCAGTATTGCGACTTATGACAAAGATGTAGTGGCGGAATTTACGTCAATCTTGGATAACGCGCTAAAGCTTGGCGCTGATGCGTCTGTTGTTTGCATTGAAGAAGCTGAAGCCCTTGGTATCTATGAAAAATGAGTACACCTGCCGAGCTTTACCGCAATGCAATCGACCTCAATCGCTACAGCAACAGCGTTGCTAAGCGGATTATCGTTTCATACAACGATTTACTTGTGGATACTGCTCAGCGCCTTGCTGGGCTTGATGCTGTTTCTGCGCCTGCAAAAGCTGCACGGTTAAGGGCCACGTTGGGCCAATTAAAAACATCCCTTGACGAGTGGGCGTCAAATAGCACGGCTCTGTCAGTAAGAGAGCTGGAAGAATTAGCAGGCGTTCAAGCTGGCTTTGTTGAGGAACAGTTAAGGGAAGCAATACCGCTTGAATTTCGCAATCAAGTCCGATCAGTTGAGATTAGCCCGCGTTTTGCTGAGGCTGTAGCAACAGCAGATCCAACACAACAGGGGATCGTCTCACTTAGCGATGATTTAGAGGCTGCCGTAAAAGGGGCCAAAGATGTGGTCAGGGTCACGGTTGCTGATGGCGTGACGATGACGTTGCCTAACGGTCAGGTTTTGAAGAACTCGTTTGCAAACATGGCCCAAAAGGAGGCCGCGTTTTTTGGCCAAGCAGTTCGCAATGGTTTTCTGACGGGTGAGCCAACGGACTCGATCATCAGAAGGCTCAAGGGTCGCTTGACTGAAGGAGATGCTGGGCCTATTTCTCAGATTCTTCGTGCCGGTGGTGAGTCAACTGTTCGTGCCAACAATCAGATTCGCACGTTGGTACGGACCAGCGTAAATCAAGTGGCCAACGCGGCGAGCATGAAAACTTATGAGGCCAACCAAGACATCACGACAAAGTATCGATACACAGCAACTTTGGACAGCAGGACTTCCCCTGTCTGTAGAGCTTTAGACGGTACTGAGCACCTTTACGGCAAAGGGCCAATCCCTCCGCAACATTTTAATTGCAGATCAACCACAGTTCCGATCGTTGATTATGAAGGGCTTGGATTTGATCCGCCGCCACCAAGCAAATTAGGCAGGCCAAATGGGGACAAGAACATTCCAGATGGCGAGAACTATGGCCCATGGCTGAAGCGGCAGCCGAAGGCTGTGCAGGAAAAAGTGCTTGGCGATCAAGGCCAGGTCGGTTATTTCAATGCGTTGTCGCGCAAATATGGCCCTGATGGAGCGATCCGGCGCTTTGTGCGTGAGGACGGATCAGAGAAAACAATTGGAGATTTGAAAGAGGCTTATGGCGATCCATCGAAGATCAAAGCAAAGCCAAAAGCTAAACCCAAGCCAAAGGTTGCACCTAAGACCGCTATACCGAAACAGACAGATCGGGATTACATCCAAGCGCATCAATTTGATAATGGCAAAAACAAGCTGAGCCATCAGGACATTGCCGACAGCCTTGAAGCTGCTGGCGAAGAACCCGGCTTGGTTGGCGAACACATGCGGCAAATGATGGCATTTGTCCGTAAAAAAGAAATTCAAACTATTTGGTCAAATGGTCGTGAAAAGGTTGTTGGCCCTGATTTCAATCATTGGGCGGACACAGACATTATTAAGGCTTTGAGAGCTGGCAAAGGCAAGGGCGAAGGTGTTGTTAAAGACGTTGCGGATGCACTGGAAAAAGGACAAAAGAGCCCATTCCTTCACACCATTGGCAGAGTTAGCAGCGGCGCAGGTGGCCACACGATTCAAGCGGCACACATTGTCGTAATGAAACAGGAGTCTCAGTACGTCAAACTGGCTAAATCTGGTATTGAAAAGATCCGTGTTGCAATCAGAAACAGCGTGACGCAATCTGCAGCAGGTAGGCCCATGCAGGTGGCGACCAAGGATCTTTACAAAAAAACAGGCAAGACTACCTGGAAAACAACCGAAGGATGGCTTGGGACTTATGTCCATGAAATGGGGCACCAAATTCACTTCAGGGCTGGGATGCCATCAATAGACAAACTCATTGCAGAAAAAACCAAAGGGTTGACCGGAGAAAAGTTGCTTGTTGAACGCAATAAGCTGGGATGGAATCCGTCTAAATATGGGACAACTAACGGAATGGAACGATTTGCCGAAACGTTTGTGCAATTTGTGTTTGCCCCTGACGAGCTAAAGAAAGCCAGCCCTGTTGCTTACAAATGGGTAGAAGAAGCCATGAAGGAGGCGCTGAAATGACGTTTGATCAAGCTGTTGAACTGGTGCAAGGCTGGCCAAAAAACCGTACAGTTCCGCGCAAGTTAAAAGTTGGGATTGAGGCTGCTACGGGATTAGACAAGGTATTTATGGAGCAACTTGTTGAAGCTTTAATGGTGGCCTCTACAACTGAGGCGGACTTGGAATTGATTGAAAAGCACTTTGATTGAACCGTACTGCTGCAAGGGCTAACCTAGAATCAGCTCAAAAGCAGGTATCCAAGTGGTGAAGCTTCATAGCAAATTTCAGCTCACGGTTCCGGTAGAAGAAGCCCCACCGCTTTCCTGCCCGCCTAAAAAGCCTGCAACTAAGAAAGCTGTAGCCAAGAAAACAGAAGTCAAGGAGGAAGTCTGATGCCTAGCTACTCCGGACCAAAGAAGCCACAGAAGCCTGCTAAGAAAAAGAAAGGAGGCAAGAAAAAGTGAAGAAGGGTTCTCGCGTTAGCTGGGTTTA